ATGCGCTCACTATTTACTACGACTAGGAGGCTCTATGAATGCCCACAAACTTACAACCACTTTCCGAGACTAGCGCAGTAATTCTTTCATCCACTGGCGATCCGTCAGCAGTAGCTGCAGCAGTCCCGTTTGGAATTTACAATGATTCACAATACTTTCTTACTGGTGCTGCAAAGCAAGTAGATTTTGTTTACAAGCGACTCGGTGGCGATGTCGTTGATATCGAACTTACAAACGCAAATGTCTATGCTGCATATGAAGAGGCAGTTCTAGAATACTCATACATCCTCAATATGCATCAAGGCAAGAATGTTCTTTCTGATGCACTTGGAAAGGCCACAGGCACATTTGACCACAATGGCGACAGTCTCTCGGGACCAGATGGCGTAAACTTGCAATACACCAAGATTACCCTATCTTACGCCAACAAAGTTGGTGACGCAATGGCAACCATGGCTGGGTTTGGTGGAACTACTCCAATCTACTCTGCTTCCTTCACAACAGTGGCAAATCAACAAGATTATGACCTTCAGGCAATTATCTCTGGCGCTTCTGCCACTGGGGTTGATGATGCAGGAAAAGCTGTACCATATGCTGGAAAAGTTGGAAACTCTAGGGTAATCATCGATAAGGTTTTTTATCGCTCTCCAGTCGCCATGTGGCGCTTCTATGGCTACTATGGCGGCATAGGTGTTGTTGGCAACTACTCGACCTACGGTCAATATGCCGATGATTCTACATTCGAGATTGTCCCAACATGGCAAAACAAACTCCAAGCCATTATGTACGAAGACTCTCTCTTTACAAGAACCTCTCACTACTCTTATGAGATTATCGACAATAAAGTAAGAGTTTACCCAATGCCAAGAGGACAAGATAACTTTGCCGGATATCTCGACCGTATTTGGGTTCGCTTCAGAATTACAGACAACTCTTGGGGCGAGAACGCAGACACAGACACAGGCGTAAATGGCGTTAACAACATCAACACACTTCCATTCGACAACATTCCCTACGAGAATATCAACTCTATGGGTAAGCAGTGGATTCGCAACTATGCTCTCGCCCTATGCAAGGAGATGCTTGGCCAAATTCGTGGCAAGTTCCAGTCTGTTCCAATCCCCGGTGAGTCTGTTACCCTCAACTACTCCTCCCTTCTGTCCGAGGCACAAAAAGAAAAAGAAGATCTACGACAGAAGTTAGCAGATATGTTGAAGGAAATCGAATACCCAGAACTCGCAAAGAAAGAACAAGAGAAGGTTGTCGCAGCAGAAGAAACTCTTCGTCGCTCACCACTACCTATCTTCGTAGGATAATTAAATGTCAGATAACGAATGGTCCAGACCAGCATCGCCACCACCTCCGCTCTTTCTCGGTAAGAAGGAGCGCGATCTTGTTAAGCAAGTCAACGATGAACTTGTAGAAAAGGTAATTGGACAACAGATACTTTATTACCCTATTGATCTCGAAACAACAAATTTTCATGAACTATATGGCGAGGCTATAGAAAAAACTTTCTTGCCTCCTGTTAGAGTATACGCTCTCGTTAAGTTTGACCAAGACGACACATCTTATCTAGATTCAGTTGGTGTTGACAACATGTCTGAGATTACGATTCACTTTCATAAGCGTAGACTTACCGAAGACCAAGACCTATTTGTGAGAGAAGGAGACTTTGTTCTCTACGGAGATCTCTACTATGAGATTATGGCTTTATCTTCACAGAGAAGACTATTCGGTCAAGTAAACCAAACATTTGAAATCTCTGCTAAATGCAAGAGAGCACGCAAGGGACTATTCGATGCTACCTGATAACTTTGACTTCGCACAACTACCAGAAGACCAGAAGGAGTTTACCCTACAAGAGATAGGGATGCTTGCTTCTCGCATTGAAGATATTGATTATGCCATAGTTTCTTGGATCAAGGAAGACCTTGACTTATCTACAATCACTAATGAAGGATATAAGCGCGTGCCTGTTCTTTGGCAGACACCTGAACGAGCATTTCAGATCAAGAACAATAAAGACCTTCGTGTGCCAGACGATCACAGTTCAGGCGCGATTACCCTTCCTGTTGTCACGATCGAAAGAACAGGTATCACCAAAGACCCAACCAATAAGGGTGGATTTCAGGCTCATATATTCTCTAATAAACGTAATGGTAGAGTTGGCCGCATGACTATTGCCAAACGCATCAAGCAAGACAAGACCCGTAACTTCGCCGTTGTAGGCAATACTCGCACAAACACATCAGGAACTAGACAGAAGTTCTTTCCGAGAGAGAATAAGAAGGTCGTTATTGAAACCCTTTCAATTCCAATTCCTATCTATGTCAATCTTGACTACAAGATTATAGTCAAGACAGAATACCAGCAGCAGATGAACGATCTGACTCAGCCCTTCATGACGAGAACAGGGCAAATAAATTCATTTGTAATGCGTAGAAATGGTCACCTCTATGAAGCATTTATTGACCAAGGTTTCAACCAATCCAACAACGTTGCTAATCTAGGCGAAGATGAGAGACAGTTTACCAGCGAGGTAAACATAAAAGTACTTGGTTACTTAATCGGTGAAGGCAACTCCGATGATAGGCCAATAGTAACCAAGGAAGAAAGCATAGTAGAAGTTGCATTCCCAAGAGAATCTGTAGTTCCTGCAGGAAATGATAACTTTTTTATGGACTAATGATATCCTGAAGTGTTTTGGAAATCAACCTTACTATTTAAACTATGATTGGTAATGCTTTATAGCATATTTATTTAAAAGTGAGGAATAACTAATGCCCGTAAAAAGTTTTAAATTTGTGTCTCCCGGTGTGTTTATCAACGAAATTGATAACTCATTCCGCCCACGTAGACCAGAAACAATTGGTCCTGTAGTCGTTGGACGCTCTGTCAGAGGTCTCGCAATGCAGCCCGTGAAGTTGGAGTCATATTCTGACTTCCTAACCATGTATGGAGATACAGTTCCCGGTAACGCTGGTGGCGACATTTACCGCGATGGCAACTACCAGTCACCAATGTACGGTACTTACGCGGCTAAGGCTTTCCTAAACGCCTCTGTTGCTCCCGTAACCTTCGTTCGCCTTTTAGGTTCCCAGAACGATAACGCTACCGATGCTGGTAAGGCTGGTTGGCAGACTACAAAAGATACAACCCCTGCTGGTGAAGCTACTGTTGCAGAAAACGGTGGTTCATACGGACTATGGGTTTTCCCCGACGAAGGGATAGATGCTGCAACTTCTGCACTTGAAGTTACCGCTTCTATGTCAGATTCACAAACCCTAACAATTACAGCAGCAGACGGGACCGATTACGCCATGACTACTAATATTGCAGCAGGCGCTTCCTCTGATGGTGTTATTGGTCTCAGTGGTGTTTCTACAGCAGCCGCAAGAGCACAAAGAGTTGCCGAGGCAGTAAACGCAACCACTGATAGTAAGATCACTGCATCTCCAACCGATGGCTCTTCAGCAACCATTACTCTAACACAGGTAGTCGCTGGTGCCGCTGGTAACACCTCAATTAGTTCAGTTGTTGATGGTCTTAGCCTTGCAGACTTCTCTGGCGGTACAGCAGATATTGGTTCCGGTACTCTAGCAGCAGTGTGGTACATCGACCAGTCTGCATCAATTCAGCTTTCCGGTACTCTTGCTGGTGGTAGTGCAGCCCTAGGTAACACAACAAGTGGCGTCGGTACAGTTATCGAAAGCGATGCAAGTGGTCACTTCACTGCTTTCATATCAGGCTCCAAGTCCCAGCTTGGTACAGATGAGAAGATTGTATTCAACTTTGACGATACCGATCAGAGATTCATTCGCAAGGTATTCAACACTAACCCACAGCTTGTCAAGAATGGTGGTTTTTATGCAACATCACTAGAGCGCAACTACTGGCTCGGTGAGACATTCGAGCAAGAACTTCGTGAAGGAAATGTAGGTTCTTTGACTGGTAGCTCCGCTGCTTCAATTTTAGATTCCAAGATGTATGGTGTTGTTCTACCAATTGAAAGATCTGGCGAAGGTCCCGGTAAGATGAGACTTGGAACTCAGGAAGCAGAGACTGGCTGGGTTATTGGGCAGGATGTCGGCGCTGCTGCATCTTGGGATCCAGCCCAAGCTTTGAAGCTATTCAGACTAAAGGGTCGTGGTCATGGTGAGTGGCTACACAAGAACGTAAAGATTTCAATTGAAAAGATTCGTTACTCAAACACCCAGACCACTGACTTTGGTTCTTTCTCGGTTGTTCTTCGCTCACTTACCGATACTGATTCAAACCCAGTTATCCTTGAGAGATTTGACAACCTAAGTCTCGATCCCCGTTCACCAAACTACATCTCAAGAAAGATTGGTGACCAGTACTACCAGTGGAACGAAACCGAGAGAAGACTCAGACTATACGGTGAGTACGCCAACCAGTCTAAGTTCATCTATGTCTCAGACGTAAACGAGGGTAACATTCAGAATGTTAACTCACTAATTCCATTCGGCTACTTTGGTCCACCAAACTTTGCATCTGTCACCAACTGGAGTGGCTCTGCTAGTGACTCAGCGGTTTCAGATTCTTACATCTCAACTGGCAACACTTTTGGAACCGGCTCCGATGGTGGATTCCTGTCCGCATCCTACGAGCAGCTTACTGCCTCCCTTGAGTGGCCAGTTGCAAGATTGCGCCACTCAGCATCAGATGGCGGCTTATCAGACCAGACCGATGCTTGCTTCGGTATGCAGACCACCAGAACTATTGATGGAACTCGCGGTGATGTGTCAATCAAGGACTACCACAGATTGTGGCTAGCTTCTGGCTGGGGTGGCGATGGCACTGGTCTTGTCGAATACTCATACATCTTCACAATGGATGACGTGGTTGCCGATACAGCCAAAGCATACTACTCCTCTGGTTCCCGTGCTAGCGAGACCAGCAAGACTGCTGTAGACGACTACAAGAGCCTTATTGATCTCGGTTATGACAAGTTCACAATGCCACTATGGGGCGGATTTGATGGCTTCGATATTACCAAGCCCGATCCACTTTACAATGCTGGCATGGCTGGTACCGCAACTCAGCTAACTAGCTACGCTTACAACACTTACAAGCGTGCAATTGATACTGTTGCAGACCCAGAGTTCATTGACATGAACCTCTTGGCAGTCCCCGGTCTAACCAAGGACGGACTAACAACCCACATGATTGATGTTTGTGAGGCTCGCGCCGATGCTCTGGCACTAGTTGACCTTGGAGATGTTTACAAGCCCGCACACGAAGGTTACGAAGCTGATTTGGCTGACCGTCAGGTTGATAGTCCCGCTGCTGCTGCGAACGCTCTTCGTTCACGCCAGATTGATTCATCTTACGGCGCAACATTCTACCCTTGGGTACAGACTGTAGACGAGCCAACCGGTCAGGCACTCTGGATTCCGCCTTCAGTTGCTATGATGGGTGTTCTTGCAAGCTCCGAGAGATCATCACAAATCTGGTTTGCTCCAGCAGGCTTCAACAGAGGTGGCCTCTCCGACGGCGCAGCAGGCATCCCTGTCACTAGCGTCTCACGCAGACTAACCTCCAAGGAGCGCGATGTTCTTTACGAAGCACGCATCAACCCAATTGCCAGCTTCCCAAGCACCGGTATCGTAGTGTTCGGTCAGAAGACCCTACAGGAGCGCCCATCTGCTCTAGACCGTATCAACGTGCGTCGTCTAGTCATCTACCTCAAGAAGCAGATCTCCATCCTTTCTACTCAGATTCTCTTTGAGCAGAACGTACAGGCAACTTGGAACCGCTTCAAGGGTCTCATTGAACCATTCCTTGCAAACGTCAAGACTCAGTTCGGTATCACTGATTACCGTCTCATTCTAGACGAGAGCACCACAACACCTGACCTTGTAGACCAGAATGTTGTGTACGCTAAGATTATGATTAAGCCAGCCAGAGCAATCGAATACATCGCTATCGACTTCATCGTTGCTTCAACTGGTGCATCATTTGACGATTGATAAATGGGGGCTTTTGCCCCCACCTACTACTTATTTATGAATACACAGGAGAACCTAAAACATGCCATTCTGGTCAACTAACTTCGGACAGGACGCAACCCTAAAAGATCCAAAACGTAACCACAGATTCATCGTTGAATTTGGTGGAATTAACGCTACCCCCGGCGGCGCTGTAGCTTGGTACGCCAAGACTGCTGCAAAGCCTTCATTCACTATTGCTGAGAATGAGCACAAGTACCTAAACCATACTTTCTACTACCCCGGTGGTGTTACATGGAACCCAGTTTCAATCACCATGGTTGATCCAGTTGACCCCGATATGTCTGCAACTTTCTCAGACATCATTGTTCAGGGTGGCTACTCTCCTCCCACTGACACCACCACTCTTGGTACCATGTCAAAGGCAAAGGCTGCCTCTGCTCTTGGTACTGTTACTATTACTCAGATTGACTCCGACGGTAACCCATTAGAGACTTGGACTCTTTGGAACCCATTTGTTCAGGATGTCAAGTATGGTGATTCCCTCGATTACAGTAACTCAGACCTAACTGAGGTTTCCATTACTCTTCGTTATGACTGGGCTAGAATCGAAACCACTAACGACTCCAAGGCTGTTACTTCTGGCGGTCGTGAGTTCTTCAAGGTATAATTTAGACAATATAAAACGCGAGGTGTAAATTGTCAAGAAATCAGGATCGTCTAGGCGGCGTTCAACAGCCTGACACGAGCCCCCCACCCCAGCAGGGTGGTGGGGGTTTCTCGTTTGTAGTTCCAACTGAATTTGTGGATCTACCATCATTGGGTCGCTTTTATCCCGAAAGCCATCCATTACACGGAAAAGAGTCAATTGAAATCAAGCAGATGACTGCCAAGGAAGAGGACATCCTTACTTCCAGATCTTTACTAAAGAAGGGTTTGGCCATAGACCGGCTACTTCAAAGCTTGATTATCGATAAAAACATTGATCCAAATTCTCTTCTAATGGGAGACAGAAACGCAATCATCATTGCTTCGAGAGTATCAGGGTATGGCAACGACTATACTACTAATGTGCAGTGTCCATCATGTGGCACTAAGCAGGACTACTCTTTTGATCTAAACGATGCAACAATCGAGAACGGTACATTCAAGGATAACCTTGGTGTTACCGACAATGGCGACGGCACATTTACTTGTGTTCTACCCAAGACAGAGGTAACGGTTGTAGCAAGACTACTCACAGGCAATGAAGAGAAGAAGGTTGTAAACCTTGAGAAGTCAAACAACATTATCTCCACACAGTTACAAAACATCATTGTATCAGTAAACGGAGATTCTTCTCGTCAAGCTATTGATTATGTTGCCACCAACATGCCATCATTTGATTCTCGTCATCTTCGGATGGTTCTTAAGATGGCTACCCCAAATGTTGATCTAACTCAGGAATTCTCTTGCGAAAATTGTGGGCATACGCAAGAAATGGAGGTGCCGCTCACGGCGGACTTTTTTTGGCCTGACCGATAACTACAACGAGGGAATCTATGAACAGATTTTTTTCCTTAAGTATAATGCCGGATGGAGTTTTTCTGAAGCGTACAGCCTGCCTGTAGGTCTTAGAAACTGGTTTGTTCAACGGACCATCAAACAGTTGGAAATGGAAGCAGAAGCTATTGAAAACGCCTCAAATGGAGGCGGTAAATCACAGACACTGACTTCTCAAAACCAGCCTGCAGTCCCACGAAGCTTTTAAATAGGGCACCCATAGGGTGCCTTTGCTTTTTTATAGGAAGCCTATTTATAGGAGAGGTATTCTTGTATGGCTGACGAAATAGATAAGGGTATTTTAGAATCTGATCTCGAAAAGGCTGAAGCTTTAAACAAGTCTATGTCTCAGATGAGAAAAATGATGGAAGATATTAAGACTTCCATTCTTGAATCTATTAGAGCCAACAATGAACTTGGAGATAAATCAAACGCAGCATTAGAAAAAGAACTAACACAAAGAAGACTCATATTAGAATCTTTGGAGTCTGCTGAAAAGCGCGCGCTCCGTGGTATTGAAAATGCTAAAAGTGAAGTCGAAATTATAGAAAAGCAACTTGAGTACGAAAAAGTAATACTTGAGCAATATGAAGAGCGTAAAAGACAAGGCGAAGATGTAAATCAATCACTTGAAGAGCAAAAAGATAAACTAGAAAAAATCAGAGAAGAGCTTAAGAAAACCCGTAAAGAGTTTGAAGAAGCAAACAAGCAAGCCCAACAATTTACTGGCTCTTTGAAGACCTTGGCTTCTGGCGACATTATGAGTGGCTTGAAAGGCATCGGAAAAACATTCACAGATAAACTTGGCTCGAAGGCTATGGCAAGAATTGAAAAAGATGTTGGAAGTCTCTTTCAAACCTTGGGACAAGGCGGTAAAGCAGCATTTGGTGCTGCGGCTGGTTTGGGTGCTTTGGGTGCTGCCGCCCTATCTCTAGGGATAATTTCATATGTGACTAAGGAGATTGTCAAACTAGCGATACAAATCGAAGATGCTACAACCGAATTCATGAAGGCCACTGGTGCTTCAAGAGAGTTCTCAGAAAGTATTACCCCCCTCACAGCAGAATTAAGAAAATTTGGTATGTCTGCCAAGGAAGCAAGCGAATCAATGATGGTTCTTTTTAGCTCTGTTTCTGACTTCTCGATGATGTCAGTCAGTGCTAGAGAAGAAATGACAAAGAATGCTGCCGTGCTTAACAGACTTGGCGTTAGTAACCAAGATTTTGCAACTGGTTCTCAGATAGCTATCAAGGCAATGGGGCAAACAGGTGCCCAAGCAGCAGCTACTCAAAGAGAAATCGCAGCATTGGGCATGGATATTGGTGTTGCTCCTGCCAAGATGGCATCTGACTTTGCATCAGCAGGTCCAAAATTAGCCAAGTTTGGCTCAGATGGCGTAAGAGCTTTCAAAGATCTTGCAGTTGCGGCTAAGGTTACAGGAATTGCAGTAGATAGACTTATCTCAATCACAGAAAAGTTCGACACATTCGAGGGCGCTGCCACTCAGGCTGGTAAGTTGAATGCCGCTCTTGGTGGAAACTTCGTAAACGCTATGGAGTTGGTTACTGCTACTGATCCTGTCGAAAGAATGAAGATGATTCGAGATTCTATTCTCGATGCAGGGCTCTCATTCAATGAGATGTCTTACTATCAGAGAAAATTCTATGCAGAATCAGCAGGTTTACAAGATGAAGCTGAGCTTGCTGCTTTGATGTCTGGAAACATGGACTCTCTCGCAGGAAATATCGGCAAAACATCTGAACAATATGCTGAAATGGCTGAAAGATCCAAGCAAGTTCAAAATTTGCAAGACAAATTCAACACCGTAATGATGCAGCTTATCCCTGTTGTCGAACCCTTGGTTGATATATTGGGTTCTATATCAGAATGGATGGTAGAGAACCTAGAAACAGTCAAGACAGGCTTCAAGGTTATGGCTTACGGTGCAGGAGCGCTTGCTGTTGCTCTAGGAGCTATAGCTCTCGCAACATCTCCAGTATGGATTGGCATAGGGGCAATTATATCAGGGCTTACATTACTGGCTGGTCTATTGTTTGTTGAATCTTTCGCTTCTTCATTCTTGGAAGGTTTGTTTAAGGTATCAAAAGGTTTTGATTCTATAGGATCTTCAGCACTGGCAGCCGCAAGTCCGATTACAGGATTGATGAAAGCAGGCGATGCTTTGGCAGATTCACTATTTGGCGCTGATGGTATTAAGGTCGGTGCCGAGATGACCACTAGATCCGTACAGAAGATGGATATGGCCACAGCAAGTGCCGCATCAACTTCCAGAGCAGCCGCTCCCACGATAGCAACCACAAGCGCAGTGACAAACGCAGTGAATAACTCAACCACCAACAATTACGGCGGTGGAGAATCAAATGTCAATATCAAGTTTGACAACAAGAAGTTTGCCGATCTATTCGACGTTCAGGTCGAGAAGTCAATCGGCAGAGCAGCAAGAAAGGCAGTAATATAAAATGGCAGAAGATAAAGAATTACCATTCAGCATTGATAGGTATAATAAGTTACGTCAAGGTAGTACCTACCTTGATGCACAGGGCACTTTAGCTAACAAGCTAAGCCATACTATATCTTTTAGAAACGTAAGGGCTGACAAAACCAAACCAGAAGAAAATCCAGAAGTATTTTTCAAAGCCTTTATTGTCGATTTCAATGAGACTTACACACCAAATTTTAATTCAAACGAAGTTTTTGGTAGAACAGACCCAATCTATGGATATAAGGGTACAACAAGAAACATTAGCCTTTCATTCAAAGTTCCTGCTGCAACAGAAAGCGAAGCATACGAAAACCTAGGTAGAGTTCAGAAACTTATCCAAATGTTATATCCCGGCTATGCAACAGCAAATGCTCTAACATTATCTGAAGCACCTCTTGTTAGGCTAAAGGTAATGAACATATTGAGATCTCAAGAATCACTGAGTCCGGGTCCAATAGACATGGGAGATGATGATGCTAAGCTTCCATCAGTGCCAAAGGGAGATGAAAAGTATTTTGCTGAATATAGATCAACTGCCAATTCAGATAACGGTCTGCTTGGGGTTATTTCTAGTTGTACTGTAAACTCTATGCTAAACTCAAATGATGGTGTTTTTAATAAATTAACAACTGTACCTCCTTCAAGAGAGGGCGAGAAAGAAACAACTAGAGCAGAGCCCAATACCGTGCTTCCAAAGTTGATTGAAATTTCTATTAACTTTCAACCAATTCACGAAAAAACACTAGGAACAGGTGCGGGTAATAATGCTTTCACTCTATTTCCATATGGAGTTCAATTAGCGGATTCAAAACCAGTAAAGCTCCCTCCCGCTGCTGCTAAGTTAGTTCAATTACAGCGAAATGCCGAAGCCAAAAGACAAGCTGCATCTTCAGCACAACAAGAGCGTGATAATGCACAGGCTCAGTATGATAGAGTTAAAAGGGCATTAGATAGAAGTGTAAGAAGAGGGGAACTAACGGAAGCAGAAGCAGAACGAAGAAGAAGAATCCAGGAAATTGGAATTATGGGTAGCTCTGAAGATGATCTTAAAGAGGCACAAAGCGATTACAAAGCATCTCAAGCGGAACTCAACGAGTATAGCGAATTTTTATAGGACCAAATCATGTCAAACGTAAGAAACCAAAACGATAGAATAGTAGACAACAGTGTTAGACATTACAGAAAACTTGTTGGCCGCAGAGATGTAAAGAATATAAGGCACTACACCACTCCAACAATGAAACACCCAAGCGTTTCTGAAAGAGCCAACGTGAGTGTGGATAATCATGTATGGGCTTACGGCGATAGATTCTACAATCTTGCTTTCAAGTATTACGGTGATCAAAGGTTTTGGTGGGTTATTGCTTGGTGGAATGGATACCCAACTGAAGGAAGTATCAAATCAGGCGATCTGATTAGCATCCCCTTGAATCTAAACAAAGCGTTAGACGCTTTAGGAGTTTAATATGGCAGAAGCTAAAAAAGGCTGGTGTTTCGATATCAACACCAATAAACTTGGTGATTTAGAGAGCGCTGCTGCTGCCTATCTTGCAGAATTTGATAAAATTCAAGCCAACACCACCGATGAACAATGGGAAAGCATTACTAGTGCTATGAATTTTGGAGCCCATCCAGAAATTCAAAAATTTGAAACTAAACCGCCAACACCTATATTAGGCAGCGACTGGTGGAAATTAAGAGACCCAGATTGTTGGGGAGAAGTAAGAAGTTATGGTGAAAATTTCTATATTCTTGATGAAATAAGGGCTATTGCAACCAGCTTTGAGATAATCTCAACTTCTATTAATACTACTACCGGCGCTACAGCCGTGGGTTCAATCAACCCAGCAGATTTTCAACTTATCGAACAATTTATTAATAACAGTCAAGGATGGAAGTCTCTAACTTTTAGTGGTCTTCGATTAGATATAGAATATTTGGTTTCTGTTGTCCTCCGTGGTGTTAATCCCCAGTTGGTTCAGCCAATTGTTGATGCAGTTACGAAAATAGAAAGTAAACTTGCTAATTTCAAGTGTTTTACTACAGAAGAAATTCGAGGACAATGGGAAGCTGCGGTACAAAAACTTTATGACCCAGAAGAAAAAAGAAAAAGAGCAGAAAACGAAAAGAAAAAAAGCGGCGGTAGTATAAGAGACGGCACCAGGCTTGGTGGTCCAGCCGGAATTGATAAAGACGGCAAAATACGAGCCGCAATGGATGCAAAAACTGAAGCCGAGATTGCAGCCGATAGAGCAAGAATAGCAAAAGAAATTGAAGAAATATTTGCAGATGACATAGCATTTGGGCAACAATGTATCCTGCTTTCTTACATGAGTGAAATTATAGAATCAAAAGAGGCAAGAGATCAGTCCTTAGAATTCAAACAACAATTGCCATACGTTTCAGATGGATATAATAAGCCAATTAAATTAGTGGGTGAGCCATTTGGCTTTATGAATAGATTAGTTGTAGATCCTACTCAAAAAGAGTTCTTTGATATAGATAATGCTACCCTTTCTTCTCTTATTCCGCATATGAGGTTTTTTAAAGTCGCTCCTGATGATAAAGGCAATGATGTGGAGACAGAGATTGAATTTGATTCAAATGGTAAAAATAGTATTTTTAAAGGCAATGTATATAGAAAACAGCGTGGGCATGGTGTTGGATTAAAGTCTTTTAATTTTTCATATGACGGCACCGATCCATTCTCAGCAAAAAAAATGATTGCTGCTAAGTTAAGCATCTATGCTTCTACATTTGATGAACTTTTGAGAGAAAGGCAAGATCCCAATAACAGGACATATCAATATGCTGAATTGGCTCTTAAGACAGGAGGCTTCGGTGATCAGATAAAGGATTTGGATGAAATAGAGAAGTTAAACTTAGATAAGTTAAACTTTAGACTAAAAGCAACTCTTGGGTGGTCTATAGCAGACAATAAAGTTTTTAAAAAATTAGAAAAAAACAATCTTGCTCTTTATAATGCAATTTACAATTCATTTATAACAATTTATCTAACACCTACGATACACAATTTTAGTTTTGATGAGACAGGCGCAGTTACATTTGATATCGAATATCTTGCTTATATAGAAGATGTTTTTTCTCAAAAAACATATAACATTTTTTCTTTTTTAACAAAAGAAATAATGGCTAGAGAAAGCGTATTTGATTATTTCAAAGGCATTGGTTGTACTAATTTAGATCCTGAAAGCGAAGACGAAACAAGCTCAAGTGAAGAATTTAAAAAATTTTTAAAAGAAGATGAAAAAGTTGTGGCCAATATAAACACGGATGCTTTTACTCTTTTGATGAAAAAAATGCAAGAGAGAGATAGAATTTATTATTTAAATTTTAACAAAGAAGATATGAAAAAACTTGTTGATAACCCCACCGCTGATGTTGCGTATCCTGATCCAACAACTGCCCCCAATAATGGTAGTTTGGCAACAACCATAGCATCTTCTGTCAGATCTGCAGCGAGTACGGCGGGAATTGATGCAGATGAGGCACTGCTTTCTGTGGTTGCCGTTTCTCAAGAAAATAATAATATTCCATTTTTTTATTTTGGTGATTTATTAGAAGTTGTGATGATGCAAATAGAAGATAGCTTAAAACAAGCATCTGAAAATATCTTAACTTCTGAATATTTTGATAAAATTCGAGTAAAGGTTGATAGTTTTGATGCCGCGCAAATAGGAAAATATTTAAAAGACAAACAAACAAATGCAGCTACTGGACTCCAGCAGTTTAGAAAAATGAGAGTCCTTCTTGGCCCAATTGAGATGTTTAATCCACTAAAAACGGATAAAGTGATAATCACCACCCTTGCTAATATTCCTATCTCAACAAATTATTTTTTTGAGTTTATGTCTGATAGAATTTTATCAAAGGAAATTATATCATACCCATTTTCAAAATTTATGAAAGATCTTGTAAACGATTTGATTGAGAACTTTTTAAACTCTGATAGTTGTACTAGAGTTGATAAGTCACAAAAAATAAAGTTGAATACCACCACTATCAATGCATACAATAAATTGAGACCACCTCCCGCTAGAGATTTAGGAAAAATAGGAAAAAATGGTCAATTTTTGGATGATATAACGCTTTCAATGTTGTTTAGGAAGCCGTATAAAGATTCACAAAGACCAGTATTACTACTCGGAGGAACAAGAAATACTCCCAAAGAAGCATTAAGTTTGGATAGAATGGTAAGTTATTTTGTTTACTCTGTTGGTAGAAAATCACCTGTTAGTAACTATGTGGGCAATAAGGGTGCCGATGAACGAAACGGCATTTTTCATTACATTATAGGCAAAGATAAAGGGTTTGTAAAAAATATAACACTAGAAAAGACTACCGCTACTGGATTGAAAGAAGTTAGATTTGAGCAAGAAGGCTATAATGGCTTAGAGCAGTTGCGAGAAGTGTACAATGCAAAAATTGAGACCTTTTTAAATGTCCAGACCTTTCCGGGTACTTATGTTTATGTTGAACCTCATGGGTTTGCACCAAACACTACTACTGATTTGACTAGATATGGTATAGGTGGGTATTGTATGGTCGTAAAAACAGAGCATAGTATTTCTCCGGGGACAGCGGATACTACATTACACACAGTTTGGGTAGCAAGTAAAGAAGGTAATTCTCCAAAAAACAAAAAGAATAGTACTAACTCTGCCGCCACAACCACAAGAGCACCAGAAGGTCCCGAGGCAACAAAGAAATGCTTGGTTGGACCTCATAATATTGGATTGTTAGTAACCAGAAGAGGTAGATATAAAGGCGTTAGTGATCAGCAAGCTGGTGAAGTTGGCTCCCAAGCAGTTAAAAGCGGGATATATGAAGTATAATGTCAGATTTTTACAAAGAATCAAATCACGAAGGCACAATAGAGTTGTTTAATAAATCTACAATTTATAAAGGCGACTCGTTGGTTTTTTCTGAAAGATATTCAAATGTAGTGGATTTTAATTTTGCAGAAAAGTATTTCTATGGCAGAGTTGATAGAGACTATATGACAATACAAGTAAATGAAATAATGTTAAACCTTGTGCAAATAAAAAATTCTGCAGATTTATCCAATGTTAGGGTGATTAAATTTGTTGCTGATGGATTTCAGGAGTTATCTAGACAGTTTGTGAAGGCAGCACAAATAGGGAAGATAAACACCAATGATCCATATTTAACAAACTTGATAGCATACCAAGGTTACACAAACCCTGATCTTGCTTACTCAAATTATATAACGTCCTTTCTGGATTCGATCAAGATAAAAATTAAAGAAAATAATATCAACTTTCGTGACTTTGATGAATTCATTAAGTATCTCAATGATTATATATTTGCAGTAGGTCGGTCATTTCCTTTCACAAAGACTGCTTTTGTGAAGAGCAGATTTAATGATTATAACACAAATGGCCTGACAATAGAAGTAGCGGATCTATCATACGAAGACGATGATCAAAAAGTAGAACTTTTTATCAACAGTCCAAACTTTGAGTTTTACTTGAATGCTTGTAACAGTTTCGGGTTCATGGTCGATGCAGCTTCACCTTGGAAAATAACCCTAGATGTAGGCAGCCAAGATGTAATTGATGGATTGATGAAAAAATATGGTTATACAACTCTTGACAAGTTGCTTGATGTAGGTTATAAAAGAACACATAGTTCTTACTTTAGAGAACTTAGAGGTCAATTATTAAATATGTATAATACTATTGCAAATAAAAGTTTTACAGAACTAACATTTTGTAATGGTAAAGCAAAAAATAAAGTTATTAAACCTAAAGTATATTCTAATGAAAAATTTAATAGTTTATATAATGAAGAATATTTCTTAAAGTTATATTGTAAGTTTAGATTAATTGAAGAAAATCATAATATTTCTAATAATATAAAAATAATAAATGATTTTATTAATCTTTCAAGAACCAAAGGTGTTGCAGGGGCTCTAACTGACTTTGAAAGATTTGTCTCTCAACCATTTGACTACAGAGGATCCTTGAGTTACATTGTAAGAGAACAAGAAACACGAGAGGACAGATGATATTCCAGACCCTTGACGACAAGTCAGAGTGTGTTGGTGTTTATGTCGATGGAAAGCTTCACTTTGATGGCATTCCAGATGATCTGACGAAGACATGGAAATACACTGGCTCTGTGCAGGACGATGCAATCGAATATGCTTGGTTGTACTGTGGAGGCAAAGACCTTCAGGGTGCTTGTCCTGAGAATTTGAAGGAAGAATTGACAGAAGTCCAGAAGACTTTCAAGGCATATCTGAAGTCATTCCAGATTGCGAAGATCAATCTCAGAGACAACTGTTTCTTTGATCTCGTACCCTCGGACTTTCTCATGGAGTTCTGCGAGGTCCGCAACAAGGTCACCGAACATGTGTTTGAGGTCCATTCTCGACCTGAAAACTATGATCATCTTGACCGAGCATACAAGTTGCTTCACAAGATCCGATACCAGAAGTTGAACATCAATGTGGATGGCTGCCGTCACCTTATGACCTCTACAAGCGACCGAGAAGACATCAGAATACTTGTAAAAAAGAAGTCACACTACGTTGACTACAACCTTTTTGGAACGGTTACAGGGCGTCTCACGACCCGTAGAGATAGCAATCCGATCCTTACCATGAAGTCAAAGTTCAGAGAACTAATCAAGCCTACAAATGACTGGCTTGTGTCCTTCGATTACAACGGTGCTGAGATCCGTACCTTCTTGTCGCTTTGTGGCAACAAGCAGCCGGAAGAAGACATTCATCAGTGGAATATGACCCATCTATACGGTGGCCATGCGATTGATCGAGAGGAAGCCAAGGTTCGTTTCTTCTCATCCTTCTACAATCCAGAGGATTACAGTCTTGATGGCTCTGTATACAGTAGAAGCTACGTGAAGAAAAAGTTTTATGATGGTAAGCAGGTCAAAACTCCATTTGGAAGGACGATTAACGTAGATGACCGCAAGGCATTCAACTATATTATTCAGAGTACCACTGCCGATCTCACAATTGACCGTGCTGTGGAACTTGATCGTACTCTCCAGAACACAAAGTCAAAGGTTGCTTTCATTGTTCATGATGAAATCGTACTTGACATTGCAGAGGAAGACCGTTACATGATTCCAGAACTAAAGGAGGTGTTCCAAAAGAACAAACTTGGAGATTTCAGAGCAAATGTGAAAGCTGGGAAGAACTATGGGAAACTTAAGGAGTTGAAGCTATGATTTCGCTGATAGGCATAGGCGAAGCAGGCTGTAATGTGGTCTCTCTATTCGAGGATCACAAAGAATATAATTGTTTTTTGTTCTCGGAAGGTCAAGAGAACACAAAGTACACGAGAAAGCTACCAAGAGTAGCAAAAGCAGAGGATTGTGAGGAAGAGGCACCTACACTATCCTCTTATAAGACGAAAGAAGCGATACAAGACAGGGTTCAAGTGTTTCTTTGCGGGTCATCATTCTCAGCAAACTACACTTTGGCCATTCTACAGCAGATAAGAGACAAGAAGATAGATATTTTCTACATCAGACCAGATGTGGACCTATTGATTGGAGAGTTGCGACTGCAAGAGAGAGCAATTTTCGGCATTCTACAGGAGTATGCCCGTTCTGGATTGTTTAACAGTTTCACTATCTTTTCCAATCCAGCAATCGAGAAGACAATAGGCGAGATTCCAATAAAAAAATATTTTGAGGCTATCAACAAGAGTATCTACTACGCTGTTCATTACCTCAATGTATTCGATCACACAACCCCACTTGTAGGCAACTTGACGAAGCCTTCAGAAGTGCAGAGAATCCGCTCTGTAGGTATGGTTTCGGTAGACAAATTAAGTGAAAATTGGTACTACAATTTAGAGGAAGATCGCGACGTAGCGTACTATTTATGTATAGCGAGTAGCCGCTTGGAAACGGATGGAAAACTCCATTCCCGAGTGGTCGAGAGCCTAAAAAACAAACCACGAAATGCATTCAAGAATGTGACTTATGGTATCTATGAGTCGCCCTACGAAAGTGATTTTGGGTTCTGCGTGGCTCACACAAATTTTATTCAAGGTTTTTCACTTGACAGCACAGGCTGATCACGTTACTTTATAACTTGAGCAAGGGGAAGCTCTCAGACATACCCCAAACAAATACGCTTGACAGGACTTGGAGAGCGTGTTACATTCAGATGGTGAGGAACGCTCATCATACTATAGCCCAACACAAGGAGAACACTATGGGAATTAACATGGAACTAATGCGGAAGAAGCTCGCCGCACTTCGTGGAGAAGGAAGGAGCGACCAGACCAGTGTCTGGTTCAAGCCAGACGAGGGCGATACTGATATTCGCATTGTCCCGTCTGCCGATGGAGATCCTCTCAAGGAGGTTTTCTTCCATTACAACATCGAAGGGCACCGAGGCGGTGTCATGTGCCCCAAGCGCAACTTTGGCGAGGCTTGTCCGATTTGTGACTTCGCTTCTAACCTTTGGCGCGATGGCACCGACAACAATGATGAGGAGACCAAGAAGCTTGCAAAGTCTCTCTTTGTTCGCACTCGTTACTTCTCGCCCGTAGTTGTACGTGGTCT